GTTAACTGCTACGCTCCAGTAGCTAGGGTTTCAGAAGTGACTACAAGGCTAAACTCGTTGCCGAGTCTTCACCAGGTACCTGGCTATCCCTCACGGGAAGCCACGCCACTCGTTTTAACTCCCTTATTTCACAAACCGCTCGTACTACCCGGGAACCGGCAGCACAATGGTCGCAGACGTGCTCAAACGGCACACGTTCCACTAGAGAGTGTTCTTGCTGGAGTAAGTTCTCCTTCGTCCTCCTTTTCCACCCGTCGGCAAGAACAAGGAGCACAAGCTCCTCATCGGGTGGTATTTTTCTCTTGAGACATCGTCGAACGCTGACGATCTCTCCTACGCTCTTTTCGAACCGAATACGCTGAGGGGGAACGTACTCTTCTGAGCGTAGCCTGTCGACCCTCTCTCTGATGAGAACAATCTCTTCCTCGCGAGTCAAATCGTATCCTACAGGCTTGGATACTACGGGGAAGGGATTGGCAAGTTTTGGACCCTTCAAGGGAAGGGAACAGAGCGCCTCACGGATTACAGGATCACGAACAATCGCCCGAAAGCGACGGAACTCCAGCGTACCCTGAATTTTTACATCCTGTTTTTTTAGCTGGTCTAAATGCCTGCGTACGCAGAACAGGAATCCTTCGACTGTCAAGCTGGATCGGTCAGCAAGACCGATGACATCAGCTTCCTCTGCCCCCATAAAAAGGGCCTTGCAATTGACTTTTCTGCTCTCGATGCCGTTAACAAAAAGGGTGGAATTGATTTCTCCCTTGCTGACATCCACCATTGTCTTCTCCGGATTCACGGAAGGTCCAACCTTCGCGGCGTGATAGGAGAGACGAGACAATAGTTCGCCCGGAACTGACACATCCCGGGTTAAGAGATCATCGCCGTTGATTAAACAGCGATGACTCGTCCATTCCTTGAACGAGATTTTCCCTTCAGTTAGCAGATCGTTCATAGCCATATCTACCAGTGTCTTGTTAACAAGACACAAAATGGGAAAGCTCATCATGCTCCCCATCGGCTGGCAGGTACTGACCGGGCGACCGTCAAATTCCCAGTCCCCAACCAATCTGAGAGCGTTAACCTCAGCATCGGTCAGTGCCTCTGCTTTCTGAATAAGAACCTCGATGGCGGCTCGAGTATATACGGTCTTAATATTATCAGTCGCAGACTGGTAGTCCACACTGATATACTCGCCACCATTCAACGAGGCGACTTTCTCATTGGTCGGGCTACCAACAAGAAGCCATCCCTTCCTTGCAAGGCTGTCATAAAGAGAGTGATGCAGGGAGTGCAACACGGCCTTATTTGTCTCCGAGAATAGGGTAACTATTCTCGGTTTGCCAGCGGAAATCACACTGGTCACCTCACAGTGACCACTGAGACCCCCGCCTTTACGCCATGTTCCACCCTCGCGCCTCGTCACTCCCAGACAAGCGGACCCGTTCGGGATATACGGGTACTTACCTCTGTCCCAACCGCAATCGACATTCCTGCCAAATTGCTCCGCGAATTGGAGGACATGATCACCATCATGTTCGACCTCCCGGACACGTCCTTCTTTCCATTTATTTATCGTTATGACGTCGAAACTTTCGCATCGACGGCAAAAACTCTTTTCAAGCTTTTGCGATGTTTTAACCGATAGTTCTTGAACTTCCGTAAGGTCGCGGAAGCAGGACCGGATAGCGGATCGAAGGTGACCGCATTCAATCCGGGAAGGGAGAGCGGT